ATCACCATCTACAACTCCCTCTGTTGGGTAAACTGTATAAGCACCTACTCTAGCAGTTTTACCTACAGCGGTACTTCCAATTAATATCCATAGTTCTTGAGTAGCGTTATAGATATAGGTAGCTATCTGGTTATTGGAAATCTCAACAGTGATCGGTGAGTATGTTCCATATTTAATATTAGCAGGAACAATTGACGCTGTATTTGACCCTATCGCTTCAAGGGTAATGACAATTCCATCTTTCCATCCACCTGCTGTTCCAAAAGGAGTAGTAGATAATTTACCGCCCCCAACAGGATTTGCGCCTTGAGTAATAACGATGAAAGTAAACCCAGAAGTTAAAGGATTAACATCAGGAACAGAACCAAGAATAACAGCAGTTACGGTTACTCCATTGGTGGTGTTCCAAGCAGAGAGAAATTGGGGGGTAGCATCTAATGTGGTATTGGTAACTGATGCTATAGTGTTGGCGTTAGAGCCAGGAATAATTTGAATTCTAATTGTGTCATTAGATGAAGGAGGGGTTTCTCCTGCTCCTTGAACTGTTGTAACTATCGCAAAACCTGAAGTCCTGGGGCTGGCATCAATAGCACTACCTTCTGTTTTATTGGTAATTGTAATAACATTTCCAATAATGGAGCTATCAAGTAAAGTGAAAGAGGAGATAGCAGCGTCGGTGTTTCCGGCAATCGTGTTAGCAGTAGCATTAAAAGAAGCGTTTACTTGTATGTAGCTGGTGGCCCCAGTAATTATGGGTTGAACTCCAAGGCCGCCAATATTGTACCAAACAACAACTAAATTATTGCCCACATATAAAGCAAAATATTTATTATTAAGTCCAAGGCTTCCTGCTGTAGTATTCACTACTGTGAATCCAGAATTATCCGCTGTTGATGTTGGTCTTGGCCCATGTTGGACGCAAGTTATCGTTAAAGTAGCAGTAGCAATGTTAACTATAAAATTTGGCTGAAGATCTAAGACAGCTTTAGTTTTTACGGCCACTTGGTCAGCGGGATCTAATGCGAGGATATCAACTCTAAGTAAATTAGCACCGGGTGTTGTTGGTATTGTTGTCGTTGTCCCTGTCGAATACCAAACAACCACTTGTCCAGATTGGTCGTAAATACTAAAATATTTTCCGTCTAGTGTCGTTCCATCAACAGTCGTAACGTCCGTCACTTGTTGGAGGGAAACATCGGCAACAGTGGTGACATCTCTGACTTCTGCGACCGCTGCTATGTTGCTATCATACCAAATGGTAGATGTTTGTGTGGTTTTGGCCAGAGTTAGCGGGTCAACATAAGGATAAGATAATTCAAATTGCGTCCCAATTACCGTGGAAGATATCTTTCCTACTGTCGTTACGACAATGGGAAAGGCAGAATTACCTGTGGTGGCCGTATAGACAAGGCCAGTGTTAACATTGGTAATCGTTACAATATTCGTTGCCGAAGTAGCTCCGAATTTAGGGTGGGTATCTAAAATTGCCGCTGTCTTTGTTGCGACTTGATCTGCCGTATCCCCCGCTAAAATTAAAACTTGGAGATATTGGTCAATCGAAGTTCCTAAATTTGGTTGAGTGGCCGTTCCTGTAGTTGTGTCATACCAAACTGCGTAGGAAGTCCCTTCGTTGTCGTAGACTATAAAATACTTTAATAATAAGTTAGTCCCTGCTGAAGTTGTTATGTTAGTGACTTGTTGTGTTGAGGTGTCAGCGTCAGCAATAGTGGTAATTTGGGTCACTTCGGCCAAACCAGCGGTCAATGTAGGGGCCTGAATAGGTCTTAATTGGAATCCTTCGTTAAAATCAGAAGCTACAATCCCACCTTCAATAACATTTTCAACAGGGAATGGCTTGTATTTCCCACCACCACTGCCACCACTACCTGTCCCAAGCCTTTTTATCTTGTAAACTTCAATTCCGTTTGCTCCGTTTTTAATTAAAACGGCCCCTAGTTTTTTTGTCCCTGCAAAATCTGGAAGAAGTGCTGCTAATTCATTGGAACTAGAATTTAATCCTTTTGTTACCACTACTTTACAAAGATTTTCATTGTTAGCGGTTGTCTTATCTGTTTCTAAGGAAATTCCATACCAAGAATATTCGTTGAAAGGGATTATCAATGGAGTAAAATTGTTTCCTAATAATGCGCCTGTGTTGGTTGTGACTATACCCGTTATGAAATCAATACTTGCCCCGGTAAAATCTAAGAAGTAATTAGATATCTCCGAACTTAACTCCGCTGTTCTGGCCGCTCCTGGTTTCCCAATTAAATCTAGCGCAACATTTGAGCCTGTGATGGTTAAAAGATTTGGAGTAATCCCCGGAAGCAATTGTAGTTGTAGATTTAATAATTTATCTGTTTCAGTTAAATCAATTTTTGGAATTTCAAACCACTTTGCCTTTTTCATCTCTCCAACTAATGTCATTGTGGCATCAAACATGCCTTTCAACGTAGAAATCACCGGAGCGGAAGTTCGGCCAACGGTTAGATCGTAGTTGGTTTGAACATCGAAAAACATTTTACGCTTATCGACAACAGAAGTGATTACCCCATTAAGAGCAACAACTTCTGCAAGAGGCAGTTTATCGGGATCACCGGAAAATCCAGCGGCATTTGAAACTAGAATAACCCCTTGCTCTTTGATTAAGTCAACGCTTTGGGCAAATTCAGCACCTTTGCCTGAGTTTGCAGTTTTATCCCAGAAGGTTACGGTCTGAGGATAGGTGGTTTCGTCAATAATTTGAACTTCGATATAGTTTGTAGCGTTGTCCGCAACATTAACCGTTAGAGCTGGGTCAGTGATATTGTAAAAATTAAGTCCACCAGCATTTCTATTAGGATAAGTTAAAACCGATGTTGTCGATTGATTTAGTCCAACAGTTAGTGGCCCAATCTGAGCGATTACCCATCCTTTTATAACTAGGTTGTTGGCCGAGATAAAGCCTTTATTATAATTTCTGAACTCTTGATCTATTAGATTTATCAAAGAGTCCATCTCTGGCAAATCTAGGCGCATGTTAGGTAGAAATCGTTGTTGCTGTTGCATTATAATCCTTTAATATTACTTAGCCCTTTTTCGGATATCAGGGAGTCCCGTTTTTGGTAGGGTATATCCAGTACCATTTTATAACAATTCCAGCGGCCTTCAGTTGGTTTTCAAATAAATCGTACAACACCTCTCTGAAATATTCGACTCCATAAAAATAAACAGAGTAGTCAGACCCATCACCTCTTGGGACTGTATCTGAGGTCATATAATTTACTGTGGCCCCAAGACTGTGCTGTTTTGTAAAAACATAAGTGGGAGAGATGGTGAGAGTAGTGTCGCTAGGTCTACCGAGATAGGGAACAATTTCTTCATTCTTTGCTCCCGGTCTTGGAGAATTGGTTCCGTAGCTTATAGAAAAATATCCTGTCGTGTTTGGAATTGAACTAGCATCTTGCATTAAAAGACTTGGAATAATATTTCCCGGATTAATCGCTTGACCAAGGACTCCTGTCAACTGAGTTAAAACAACAGGGGCGGTTGGAGATGGAATAAAACTTCCCGGATAATTCTCTGCATTGCTTATAGTTATTCTTTCACCTATTTTAAAATTGGCCAAACTATCTACAATATTAACTTGAAGGGTTACAGTTGAATTCGCAGCATCATTAGATAGAACCCTACAATAGAATGTGTTTTGCCCTGCGTCTGTAAATTTCCATTCATCTTCTTTGACGTTATTTTCTGGAGCAGGGAATCCTCCACTATTTAATTCCATGGTGATTATATTGTTTACAGCATCTATGGCCGTGATAGGCCCTGAATATAGTTTAAAATGATGCGTTCCACGAAGATTGTCATCTAATGGGTGAACATTCCAAGGCGCAATAACGATAATTTCATTCCTATTAACTTCGTAAATATCGGTTCGCTCATTCTCTCCGTAAATTACCTTTAGAACTTTCTCCATCGTTGACTTAATTTGTTTTGGAGTAAAACTCATTAAAGGGATTAGTTGACGATAAGTAGCATCTGAAAAACCGCCTCTTGGTCTAATATAACCAACATTGGCCCCAAGATAATCAAGAAATAGCTGCTCGGCGAATTTTACATAGAGTTGATCTTTAGCATTTTCAATTTCTTTGACAATATTATCATCTTCTGATGACCAAGCGTATAAAATGCCCCGCATAAATGGGTTCGACTGAGCCTGCAAAGAACTAGGAAGAAATCGGATCATTTTTTCTAGTTTTGACATATCACCCTACAATAACCCTTGATTCTGTGGTTTTTGCCAACTCGTTATAGGCCACAACAATATTAGTAACCGGGGATGTTATTTTAACATCTAAGACTGAACTAACCTCGTTTTTAACTCTTCTAATTATTTCAGAGAGGAGAACATCTCCACCAATTGGAAGAGTGTTTATATAGCCTGTAACCGCTGCTTTAATATTGTTTACTGAAGGGCCAATGGACAGATCCTTTGTAACGATAACCAAAGATATATCTTGAAATTTAATTACTGGCTCAATAACCTCAACTTGAATTCCAGCAGCACGAAGTCCGGGGTAATTATCCCAATCTTCATCTAGGCCATCTACGACCCACTGAACCTCTTGAACCAATCCAGTATAATAACTATATGCGTTTGTTCCTGAAATTATTTTTTGCAAAGGGAAATTTAGAACGGCAGGGGTTGTTACGGCTTCAAGTGTTGAAATACTGCCACCAGTTTTCGTCGATACTTGAACGGCCGCCCCACCTTTGCAAGTTGAAACGTCTAAAGAATAAGACATAGAGGTTATGCCGGGGTTTTTCCAAAAATCAACAAGCGCATTGGCATTTTTTGGAAGGATAAAGTATTCATCAGAGGCAGAGGGCACTATGGCCAACGCCCCTAGAAGAGTAATGGTGTTGGAAAAACGATTGTAGCTTGCAATAGAGATTCTATCGGCCCCTGAAACAACTTCATAATTACCATCTAATTGAGCATTGTCTGGAAAAATAAGGGAAAGATTGATGTCGCTTATTGTTGTCGCTGTCGCACTACTTACTATCCCTTTGTAAAAACAATTTGCCGATACCGAAGTCGTTCCGTTGTAACTAAAGACGACAAAATCCGTTGTGGAAAAAGTATAAGGCCCGTCATCAGACTCCATTATGGCCACTAAAGACTCGATGCCATCAACTTGAGTCGTAGGAAAACCCAAAATGGTGTTTGTTACTGACGCTATTACCTTAAGCGAACCAGCTTTTAATGAGTCACTTGAAATTTGGATTACTCCAAGGACTATATTGGCCGTTGCCCCGACATAATCTTTATTCATTCTTGCGACAATTTCGGAAGCCGTTGCCGCTCCCGGTAAAGCGAAATCGCTCACTTGAAATGTTGCCGTTTGAAGTACAGTGTCAATTTCAATATCTAATGTTTCCCCTCCGCTCAAAGCAAATGGGCCACCACCAGCGGATTCAACAAATGCTTTGGTCTTATATGTTCCAATCGTAAGAACATCTCCGGCAAGAAGCGGATTAGTAAGTTCAAATTGACCGACAAAGCGATTTAACTTGTAGTCAACATTCATAATCAGAAGGGTAGTCTTATTTTGTCTGGTTAAATAAAGTCTGGTGGTTTCTTTAACTTCTGGCTGGAAGTTTAAAATGATGTTGTCGGTCACTTGGATACTGTCTATATCCCAACTCTTAGCAAAAACTTTAACTTTAGTTTCAGTAGACAGCCTAGACTCAAAATTGCTTGAAGAATTAAGAGCAATAACAACCTCAGAAGGTGTAGCTTTTCTTATGTCTGCAAACTGCGTTGATAAAAAAGTAAAGGTTTCTATTGGCCCTGCGCCTACTTGAATCTTTACCGTGGGAGCTAAAGTCAAATCCCAAGGCCCATCGTTTAAGGTTTCAGAGTTTGCTTTTACTATAGGGAATTGTTTTGATTTTAAATATTTCTCCCCACCTGTTGCTTGAGCAAGTGTCTCGTAGTCTGCCCCTTGCCAATTAGGGATAAACCCCGACCCATCATCTATATAGAGCTTTACAATTCCCGCAGGAACAACTGGTTCTTCGATATTTGCTGACACAACCCTTTGCGTACCACTAGAGACATTTAATACCCCATTGATAATCGCTTTTTTGGTTCCCCTAGAAAGAGATTGAATGGTGTTTTTTATTCTGTCTTGAAGCTCTGCATCGGTTTCTGCGTCTGCTCCGTTTACAATCCTGGTGGGGTTTCTAACCTTTGCCGTGGCAAATGGTAGCGATTCAAATTGCGAAATCGCCCCCACAGGGACGTTGGAGCCTGAACCTAATTCAAGCGCAGAGGCAAGGGACGATACAGATGACTCCCCATCTAAAATAATTGTGTTGTTGGTAACAGAGAAAGAAACTTCAGCGGTAACATCGGAAGCTGGGGCCTTAACCACTGTACCAGCAACGATAACCCTATCTCCTCCTTGAGATAGAACTATCGCCTCATCCGTCCCATGATCTTTGGCCAAAGATTGGGAAAGGACAAAAGTGTAGTATGTTTTGTTGTCGGTAATACTTGAGTAATCAACTGACTCTGAGTTGGTCGTCCCCCTTCCAATTATAATTCTACCGGAATTTGGAAAGCCTGTTGCTGAAGAGCCATTGACCGCTGTTGCATTTGCCACAGGGCCGGGTAATCCGGGGAATACAACCGTTGCTACCTTAACCACCGCTGAATCATAAAAAGTTAAATCAGCAGACGCTCTTAATGGAGGAAGTCGAGTTATTCCATATTCAAATGCTTTATTATCTAAATCAACTCCAGATACAGAATCTATTGAATAGCCTGCGATAATAGAAAGCATCTGAAAATAGGCCTCGGCATCTTCTTGTGCTGCGGCTTCTAACATAGTGGTAAAAACAGAACCGTAATTTACATCCGATAGAGGAGTAGCTGAGATTAGCCGACTAATCATCTCTCCTACTATTGTAGGGTAGCTGCGAGGCGTAAAAACAGTCACTTTTAACTCCTTTTAAATAGTTCCTATAATCGGAACTCTCTTGTTGGACCCTGCGACAACAACCACAGCATCTATAAACACCGTACCACCTTCTATGGTGAGTTTAAGCTGACTAACAGTTTCCACTCTTGAATCACCTTCAAGCGTTGCTCTAACTTTATTGCTGATATCTTGGACATCTTTTGTTTTTCTACCTACATCTAGCCCTGCTCCAATATCTGGGTGGCGTTTTAAAGAATATTTGTCGTATTGTAATTTAAGCAGCAATGCTTGGGACAAATTTTCTATAGAAGCAATCATATCTAAATCGCCATTTGCCGCAACGATAAAATCATTTGTGGAACTTAGTTTTAGATCAACGCCAAGAGAGGTTTCGGTAGAATTTAATCCTTTATTAATATTCCATTTTTTGTTTGTACTATCTTTATAATTTTTATCTTCCCCTCCCTCATCTGGGACTGAAAGAATTTGCCCTGGAGTTATCTTATAGGGAGGCTTTAGTTTATTAATACGGACAATTCCTCTAAATTCATCGAGATCTCCTGTTTCTCGTAATGCAAATATTTGAATGTTGTCGCCAACCTGCACTACGGCCTCTCTGGAGCCAGTCTTTTCGGGAATCCCAATTACCTCTGGATTTTCAATCAAATGGGTGAATTCATCAGCGATATCATAATTGTCTCGTTTAAATATAGAATCCCCCACACCTAGCAGTTCAACCAACGCTCTCCGAATGTTGTCGGCCCCATTTAATCCTGCGATATCTTTTGGTAGCGGTGTGCGACTTATTGTTTCAGAGCCAATGGCAGAGCCTCCGCCATTATCTGGAGTTGAGCCAGAGCCAGAGCCGCCCGATACTGATCCACTTCCAGTTTCCGGTGTTGTCGGGGTTCTGCCTGTGTACTTATTGTAGTCGGTCATATCTTTGCCGAGGTAGTCGTTGAAATTTTCTTCAACTGAAATGGAAGTTCCTAGAAGTTTTTCAACATAATCCCTAGTGATCCCAAAATCATGTAGGACTCTGTTGGTTAGTCCCCTATATGTGGTTTGTAACTGAGAGGATGTTCCAGCAATTACTCCTAACGCTTCGTTTAACGCCTCTAATGGAGAAAGCAGAAGGCTCACCACATCTCTTTGAAATTTTTGTATCGTACTAAGTACGGTTTTATAAATCGCAATTCCTTTTTTAATATACCCTACAATTTTATTTACCTTGCTTATGACATCGGCGAAAAATCCATTCTTACTTCCTTCTGGTGCTTCCGGTTCCGGTTTGAAAACCCCAACGCCCTTTACCATAATATTGTAGTCATACATCATGGGGCGAGTAGATGATCTTTTCATGGTGAACTTTACTGGTTCAACCCATAAATGCTCGTTGTCTTTGTCATTATGCCAAACCATGCGGAATTCTTTACCTGTGGAGGCAACACGCTTTCCTTCGGCATAGACTCTAAAGAGCGCACGGATT